GAAGCCCAGGCCGACCTGCTCTATGAGCCGCTGACCACGCCGGCTGTAACGAACAGCCTGCTTGACGCCCTGACCGCGTGCTGGTCGGGCTTCGCCGGCGGCACCCTGGAGCAGAAGGTCAGCGGCGGCCCGGCCCTGGCCAACACCGGCGGCGCGACCAGTGTGGCCGGCCAGCTCAGCGGCACGGCGGCGCAGTTCGACGGCTCAAGCCAGTACCTCAGCGCCGCTGCGGCCGACGCGACCTTGATGACCGATCACGACTGGTCGATCTTCATCCGTTTCTACGCGCCCTCCTCGCCGGCGACCCAGGGCCTGGTCAGTCAGGGCGGCAGCGGGTTCAGCTACCGGATCTATGTCCAGAACGCCAATGTGTTCATGGACCTGGGCGGCCCGGCCACCGTCTCGACGCCCTGCTCGCGCGACGCCTGGCACACCCTGGCCGCCTGGCGCGACTATCGGGCCGGGACGATCAACCTCCAACTCGACGGCGGCGCGGTGGTCTCGGCGTCCGATCAGGCCGTGCAGATGACACCGAGCGCCTATACGTTTTTTGTCGGCACGTACTCGGCGGCCCTGTTCCTGAGCGCGGCCCGCATCCAGGAGGTCGGCGTGTGGAAGCGCGTTCTGACCTCGGCCGAGCGGACCGCCCTGGCCGGCGCGCTCTATCCGTGGGGCGGCACGACCACGGCGCCGGCGCTGACCACCATCACGCTCGGCCCGCAGGATTTTCGGCATAACGCCTACTCGGCCTTTGTGACCGACCACTACCAGACCAACGCCTTTGCCCCGGTGTCGTTCCGCACGACGGCCGAGCGCGTCGAGGTCCTGGTCAGCGACGGGATCTCCGGCACGTTCGCAAGCTCGGCGCAGCTGGCCGTCCATATCAATGGCGTGTTATCCACGCTGCTCTACTCCTGGTCGCCAACCCAGCACCGCCTGGTCGCCAGCCTGGGCACGGGCGAGAAGGTGGTCGAGATCACCGGGGCATTGCAGACCACCCTCGGCGGCGCGACCGTGCAAAGCGTCTGGCCGATCTCACTACGCCTGCCGACTGATGATGTGCAGATCGTCCACCAGGCCGACCGCTGCCGCATGCTGATCTACGGCGACTCGATTGCCGCCGGCGCCAATGCCACGCAGCCGAGCCGCGACGGCTGGGGCATGCTGATCCGCGACACCGCCCCGTTCAAGGTCGCGTTCGACGCCTGGGGGTACCGCTCGTTTCACGACGACGCGAATAGCGCAGGCCTGCGGACGGCCTTCCTGGCCAAGATCATGGCGCTCCGACCGGCAACCCTCTGGCTCGCCATCGGGACCAATGACTACGGCATGAACAAGTGGAGCGCCGCCGCCTTCGGCACGGCCTACGCCGCCGTCCTCGACCTGATCCACGCGGCGTTGCCGCTGGCTACCATCTACTGCCAGACGCCGCTCGACCGCTGCGTGGAGTCGGCGAACGTCTCGGGCAGCACGCTCGGCGACTACCGGACGCAAATCGCCACGATCACGGCGGCCCGACCAGGCTGGACCGTCCTGGTCGACGGGACTGCCATCCTGACCCTGGACGACCTGGATGTCGACCAGCTGCACCCGACGACCGCCGGCCATGCCAAGTACGCCCGGTACGTCCGGACGCTGCTCGGCTACTAAAACCCACCACCACCCGCGCCGATAGGCGCGCGAGGACCGAGGAGTATCGATGGACGCACTCATCGCCAGAATAACCAGCCGCTTTCAGTTTCTGAGTGAAGCTGGCCGCGTGCTGCCCGCCCGCAACGAGCGGCGCCTGCGGGCCGCCGACGAGAACCTGGCGGCCGTCCTGGCCGAACTGGGCGACGCAGAGGTCAAAGAGGCCGAGCGGACCTACATGAAGCGGATGCAGCTGCTCGACGACGCGGTCCGGACGCAGTACCGCACGCCGACGACATGGGCCTCGCTGGTCGACATCTTCGATGACCGGGTGGTCTACAGCCTGGCCGATCGGTCGATGGGCGAGGAGTGGATGCCTGGCGCGCAGACCCTCTACCAGGTCGACTATACGATCGACGATGCCGACGGCGTCACCTTTGGTCAGCCCATGGAGGTGGTCGCCCGGACCGTCTACGAACCAGTATCCAGCGATGAGGAGGTGGTCGAAGAATCGGGCGAACAGATCGAGGGCGACGTGATCCCGCTGATCGAGCGGGCGGTATCAAGCGACGGGACGACGCTGATCAAGGTCATCGCGCCAGGCTGGGGGTCGAGCGGCTACTACCCGGCCGACGTGCTGGAGCGGGACGGGCCGAAGGTCTTCCCGGCCGGCACGCATATGTACCTCGACCACCCGACCGAGCGCGAGCGGCGCGAACTGCCCGAGCGGAGCGTCACGAAGCTCGCCGGCGTCACGACCGAGGCGGCGCGTTGGATGAGCGACCACCCGGCCGGGCCTGGACTCTACGCCCGCGCCCGCATCTCACCAACCCACCGGAACGACATCGACGCCCTGGCCGAGCATATCGGGACCAGCATCATGGCCGGCGGGACCTACGAGGTCGGCGAGGCCGACGGACGCAAGGGCAAGATTATCACCAGCCTGACCCGCGGCGACAGCATCGACTTCGTGACCAGGGCGGGCGCAGGCGGCAAGGTCTTATCGATGATGGAATCGCGGCGCGGCGCGGCCGATGCCGAGCAATCACCACTACCTACTATGGAGGAATCGGCGATGACCGAACAGGAATTGGCGGCGCTCCGCGCCGAGATGCAGCAGCTGCGCGAATCCAACGCACGGCTCCAGGAGGCCCGCGAGTTGAGCAACGGCGCGACCGTGGTCGATCGGGTGTTGGCCACTCATAAGGACCTGCACGAGGCGACCATCACACGGCTGGCCGAGGCGCTCAAAAACCGCGTGGTCATCACCGACGGCGCGCTGGATGTCACCGCAACCCAGGCCCTGGTCGAGCAGGCGGTCACCGCCGAACGCGCCTACCTGGGCGCCATCGTCCCGACCGGCCAGGTCCGCAATGTTGGCGCGAGTGAGCCGAAGACCTACGGCGCGGACGAGCTGGCCGAGGCGTTCAAAGACTTCGGCCTGCCGGCCGAGCTGGCCAGCGTGGCCGCCCGCGCCCGCTAGGCGCGATCGAGAAGCAGCAATTCAGGAGGATAGCATCCAATGGCTACCAACGAAGTTTTCGAATACGGCCGCAAGCTCTCGGTGGTCTGCACCGACCCGGCCACCCCGGCCAGCGGCGACCCCGTGCTCTACGGCCAGCGGCCCGGCGTGGCGCTCACCGATGAGAACACGACCACCGGCGAGACGAGCGTGCAGTTCGACGGTGTCTGGGACCTCTCGGTCAAGGGCATCGATGGCGGCGGCAATAGCGCCGTTGCGAAGGGCGACATTCTCTACTATGTCGCCGCCGACACCCCGAAGCTCAGCAAGAAAACCACCGGCGTGCGCTTCGGCTACGCGAACGAGACGGTCACCAGTGGGGCGACCGCGACCATCCAGGTGATTGTCGGCTACTAGGCATCGTGCCTGGCCAGCCCTAGCAACAGAGGAACGCACGATGCCCAAAGACTTTCTGGAAATTATGGAGCAGCTCCGCGAGGAGAACCTGCATCCCAGCCGCTTCGACGGCCCGATCGCTACCCAGCGCGCCAACCCGCGCTACGCCCAGAAACTGGCCGAGGCCCTGCGGCTGATCAGCCGCGCCGAGAAGGGCGATCAGTTCGCCTTGTACACCCTGCGCGAGGTCATGACGACCAGCGACTTCTCGCAGATCACCGGCGATGTCCTCAACCGGACGATGCTGGCGCAGTATCAGGCCTATCAGCCGATCTGGAATCGCATCGCCAACCCGCGGACCGTGGCCGACTTTCGCAACGTGCGGAGCGTGGTCTGGGGCGAGCTGAACGGCATCCTCCCGACTGTCCCCGAGCAGACCGAGTACCCGGCCGCGGCCTTCACCGACGCCGGCGATACCTGGAGCGTCGCAAAGCACGGTATCCGCGTCCCCTTCTCCTGGGAACTGGCCATCAACGATGACCTGGGCGCCCTGCGCCGCATCCCGGCGCTGCTCGGCCAGCAGGCCCGGCGCTCCGAGGACTATCTGGTGACCGACCTGTTCGCCGGCGCCAGCGGCCCCGACGGGACCGTCTACAGCGTGGGCAATACCAATATCATCACCGGCAACCCGGCCCTGTCGATCGAGGCACTGCAAACCGCCTTCACGGTTCTGGGCAATATGCGCGATGCCGAGGGCAACCCGATCATGGTTGACTCGACCATCCTGGTCGTTCCGCCCGCCCTGAAGGTGGTCGCCGAGAACATCCTCAACGCGACCCAGATCATGGTCGGCACCGACAGCGCCGCGCAGCGCCTGGTCACCAACAACTGGATGCGGAACAGCATGGAGCTGGTCGTTGACCCCTACCTGCCCATCATCTCGTCCACCGCAAACGGCTCGACCAGCTGGTACCTGTTCGCCAACCCGAACAACGGCCGCCCGGCCATCGACTTCGGCCGGCTGCGCGGCCACGAGGAGCCGGAGATCCGCATGAAGTCCCCCGACTCGATCCGCGTCGGCGGCGGCGCCATTGACCCATTCGATGGGGACTTCGACACCGATACGATCCAGTACCGCCTGCGCCACAGCTACGGCGGGACGATCGTCGAGGAGAAAATGACGGTGGCGAGCAATGGCAGTGGATCGTAAGCGCGAGTACAACCTCTCGCCGGCGATCGACGGGACCCAGCGGCGGCTCGACGTGCTGATCGGGCAGATGGATGAGTTGATTGCTCGCCTGACTCCCGATCAGCCGGCGCCCGCCGAGGAGCCGACCAGCGGCGAGACCGAGCTGCGCGAGCCGGCCAAGCCGCGCAAAACGAAAGCGACGGACCGGGATGGCAAAGCCTGAGCAGAGCCTGGAGCATATCGCCAACGCGCTCCAGGCCATCGCCAAAGAACTGACCACCATCCGCCGGTTGCTGGAGCGGGGCGCGCGGCAGGACGCCGGAGCGACCGCTCAGGGCGCCGAGGAACCAGGACAGGAGGACTCGACCGATGGCATTTAGCTTTGATCCAACAACCACCATCGGCCGGGTCCGCCTGCTGATCCCGGACCGCGTCGCCGCCGAGGCGATCTTCAGCGACGCGGAGATCGAGGCATTTCTCTCGGTTGAGGGCGACTCGGTCAAGCGGGCGGCGGCTCTCGGCCTGGAGGTGGTCGCCTCCGACGAGGCCTATGTTCAGAAGGCAATCCACCTCGGGGACCTCTGGACCGATGGGGCCAAGACCGCCAACGCTCTGATGGATCGGGCCAAGCTCCTGCGCGAGCAAGCGGCCCAGGACGACCCGGCCGAGCTGGCGGCGTTCGATGTCGCGTCCTACGCCTTTGACCCGTTCGGCACGAGCGAGATCATCACGAATGGCTGGCTCCGCCGTGGCTAGGGGACTCTTCCATCCGCGGCTCCAGGCGCAGCTCGCCGCACGCTTCTACCCGTCGACAGCAGTCATCCAGACGCAGGCCGCCGGACAGGACGACTGGGGGCAGCCGAACGGCGCATGGACGACCACGCTGACCGGCCTGGCCTGCCGGATCTGGCCGAGCAAGGGGTCGAGCGAGCCGCGCAGCGCCGACCAGACGATCACGATCGCAACCCACCGCGCCGGCCTGAACAGCTATCAGCCGACCATCACGACGGCCATGCGCTTTGTGTGCGACGGCGAGACCTACAACATCATCGCGGTCGAGCCGGACAGCCAGCACGAGCAGACCTACCTGAACCTGGAGATTGTGACGACATGAGGGCGACCATCCGCGGCGCAGACCGCCTCAAAGACAAGCTCGCCGCCCTCGGCGCCGTGGGGGCCGGCCGGGCGCTGGTGACCGCACTCCGGGCGGCGGCGTTGCCGATCCAGAACGAGGCCAAGCGGCGGGCGCCGTACCGCTCCGGGACCCTGTCGCGGGGCATCACCACCGAGGTCCTCTCACAGGGGGCGACGCGCGCCCGCGTAGCGGTCTCGACCAGCCGCATCCCGTATGCCCGCATCCAGGAGTACGGCGGGACCATTCGGGCGAAGGCCGGCGGGTGGCTGGTCTTCAGGGGAAAGAGCGGGAACTTTGTCCGCGTCCGCCAGGTCACCATCCCGGCCCGGCCCTACCTGCGGCCCGCCTTTGATACCCAGAAGGATGCGGCGGTCGCCGAGTTCGGCGCGGCCCTGCGGGACCTGATCGACGAGGCCATCCGATGAGCCTCTCGACCAACATCCAGGATGGCGTCGCCGAGGCGACCGGGCGGCCCGTCTACCCGCTCCGCAAGCCGCAGGGGGCGACGCTCCCGGTGGTGACCTACCAGATCATCTCGACGCCGCGCCCGCAGACCCATAGCGGCGGCGTGCGCCTGGTCACCAGCCGGGTCCAGTTCGATGTCTACGCGACCACCTACGGGGCGGCCGAGGCCGTCGCCGAGGACCTGGTCGCCCTATTCCGCGACGGGCCGACCCTGCTCGGGGCGCTCCCGGTGACCGGCCGGGTCGGCAACGAGCTGGATGATGTCGACCCGATCACCGAGGAGTACCGGCGGACGATCGACGTGTTTCTTCAATACCAGGAGGCCTAGCGATGCCACGCACCAGCCTGACCAAGACCACCCCGCGCGGCGCCTTCGGCACGTATAGCGCCGATTCCGCCGATGTCACGTTCACCGCGGCCGATACGGTCAACCTCAACCAGTTCCGGGCGACCGGGAATAACCTTGTCATCGCCCGCAACACCGGCGGCTCGGCCTACACCGTCACAATCACCAGCACGCCGGTCAACGGCCGCTCGGGCGACATCGCCACCTATTCCATCGGCGCCGGCGAGACCGCGGTCTTCGGCCCGTTCCTGGGCAACCAGAACGGCTGGACTCAGTCCGACGGCTACGTCTATCTGCAAGCCAGCAATGCGGCGGTCACGTTCGCCGTTATCGCCATCTAGGAGGGCATCATGGCCGCTTCCGAAGCTATTCAGTCCTTTGGCACCCTCTTTCAGCGGGGCGACGGCGTCACCCCGACCGAGGGCTTCACCACCGTCGCCGAGGTCAAAGACATCGAGGGGCCGGCCATGAGCCGCGAGACCCACGAGGTCACCCATCAGGAGTCGCCCGACAACCACATGGAGCGCATCGGCGGCCTGCTCGACACCGACGAGGTCACCTTCACGATCAACTGGGTCCCCGCCAACGCGACCCACGACGACGCGACCGGCCTGATCTACGACCTGCGGACGCCCGAGCGCCGCAACTACCGCCTGGTGTTCCCCGACGCCGCCACCACGACCTGGACCTTCCCCGGCCTGGTGACCGAGTTCGCCCCGAAGGCGCCGGTCGACGGCGTCCTGGAGGCCGATGTCACCGTGACCGTCTGCGGCGCGCCGACGTTCAGCTAAGCAACTCCGGCTCTGGCCGGCAAGAAACGAGGATACCTGATGACCCTGCTATCACGCGATGCCATCCTGACGATCAACGACCTGCCGACCGAGACGGTCGAGGTCCCCGAGTGGGGCGGGGCCGTCCTGGTCCGCTCGCTCAACGGCGCCGAGCGCGCCCAGCTGGAGGCCGAGACCGCCCGCTTTCAGAAGGGCGACATGTCCGGCCTCACCAACCTGCGCGCCCGCGTGGCCGTCTGGTGCGTGGTCGACGAGCGCGGCCAGCGCCTGTTTACCGAGAAGGATGTGGCCAGCCTGGCCGGCAAGCATCCCGACCCGCTCGACCGGATTTTCAATGCCGTCAAGGTTCTCTCCGGCCTGGATAAGGACGGGAAAGAGAAGGCCCAAAAAAAATCGAGCGGCCAGAACAGCGATTCTGGCACCGTCTCGCCCTAGCTATCGGCGGCTGCACCGTGGCCGAACTCCAGCAGCGGATGAGTTCGGCCGAGTTCGAGGACTGGCTGGCCTATAACCAGGTCAGCCCGATCGGCCCGGAGCGACTCGACCACCTGGCCGCCCTGGTCGCGGCGACCGTCGCCAACGCCAACCCGTTCCGTAAGAAGGGGAGCAAGTCGGTGGCCGTTGCAGCCTTTGTCCCGCAGTGGGCGCCAAAGGCGCGGGCCTCGACCCCGGACGACCAGCTCGCCTACGTGAAGATCCTTCATGCCATGTTCGGCGGCTCGGATGAGCGAAAGAAGGCAGCCTGATGGCCGAGACGATTGAGACCCTCCAGATAGGGATTGAGGCCGATGCGAACGGCTATCGGCGCGGCCTCGACGACGCCGACCGGGCGACCGATGGCTTTACCGGGAGCGTCCGCAGCAAGTTTGATGGGCTGGGGACGGTTCTCACCGGCCTGGCCGTCACCGGCGGCGCGGCGCTCACGGGCCTGGCTGGCCTGTCGATCAGCATGGCCGGCGATTACGAGGCCTCGCTCAATCGCCTGGAGGCGGTCACCGGCTCGGCGATGGCCGATGCTGGACTGTCGCTCGACGACTTCAACACCAAGTTTCTCCAACTCGGCAAGGATACGCAGTTCTCGGCCGGCCAGGCCGGCGACGCGGCGGTCGAGCTGGCGAAGGGCGGCGTCTCAGTTACCGACATCATGGGCGGCGCAACCGATGCGACCCTCAACCTGGCGGCGGCCGGCGAGATCGACCTGGCCGAGGCGGCCGGGATCGTGGCGAAACAACTGGGCGTGTGGGGCTCTGAGGGGGTCACCGCCGAGCAGATCACCAACCGGCTCGCCCAGGCCGCCAACGCCTCGACCGTCGATGTCGATGAGCTGGCGCTCGGCCTGTCGAACGTCGGCGGCGTGGCCAAGGTCGCCGGTCTTGACTTTGACGAGCTGAACACCACCATGGCGCTCCTCGCGCCCGGATTCAGCAGTGCGGCCGATGCCGGAACATCCTTCAAGTCCTTCCTCAATAACATGATCCCGACCACCGCCGACGCCAAAGAGAAGTTCGACGAGCTCGGCCTGATCGTCAAAGACAGCGAGAAGATCATGCAGCTCCTGCGGGAGCGCGGGATCGAGCCGGTCTCCAGCGACTTCGGCGAGCTGAATAACCAGTTGTTTCATGTGATGAGCGCGGCCGGCGAACTTGACGGCACGATCAGGGAGCAGTCGAAGCAGTTCGACGGCCTGAGCGAGAAGCTCGGCATCACGCATAGCGCGTTCTATGATACCGAGGGCTCGTTCATCGGCATGGAGGCGGCCAGCCAGAAGCTCATGGAGGCGACCGGCGGGCTCAGCGAGGCCGAGAAGTCGCTGGCGCTGGAGATGATGTTCGGGGCCGACGCGCAGCGCGCCGCGGCCATCCTGAGCGAACAGGGCGCCGCGGGCTACAACGGCATGGCGACAGCCATGGACGGGGCGGGGACGGCGGCCGACCAGGCGGCGCTCCGCAACCGCGGCTTCAACTTCGCCCTGGAGTCGCTCAAAGGCTCGCTTGAGACCGTCATGAT